GACGTACTCACTAAACTCTCCGACCCCGCCACCCTCCCGACGGGTCTTGCCAGCGGCGCTTCATGGTCGCCTGACGGTACATATCTTTCAATTGCCCACCAAACATCCCCGTTCGTTACGACGTATAAACGGACCGGTGACTCCCTAGTCAAACTCTCCGACCCCGCCACCCTGCCGACAGACCGCGGCTTCGGCGCTTCATGGTCGCCTGACGGTACATATCTTTCAATTGCCCACCAAACATCCCCGTTCGTAACCACGTATAAACGGGCGGGCGACGTACTCACTAAACTCTCCGACCCCGCCACCCTCCCGACGGGTCTTGCCAGCGGCGCTTCATGGTCGCCTGACGGTACATATCTTTCAATTTCCCACCAAACATCCCCGTTCGTAACCACGTATAAACGGGCGGGCGACGTACTCACTAAACTCTCCAACCCTGCCACCCTGCCGACGGGTAATGGTCGAAGCTCTTCATGGTCGCCTGACGGTATATATCTTTCAATTGGTCACAGCACATCTCCGTTCGTTACGACGTATAAACGGACCGGTGACACCCTAGTCAAACTCTCCGACCCCGCCACCCTGCCGGCGAGTTCCGGCCGAGGCGCTTCGTGGTCGCTCAACCTGAACGCCCCACCGACGGCTCCGACATGGACGGCACCAGCAGACAACAGCTACAACGACATCGACTCGGCCCTGCTGCTCGACTGGACCTTCAACGACCCCGATGCTGATTCGCAGTCATCCTACGCGCTCAGCAAGTCGGTTGACGGTGGCGCGCTCAGCTACTGGAATGCGGGCACGTCGGCGTGGGTCGGCGCCGAGGTCGAGAACCCGACAGCGACCACGTCGGTTACGCTCGCTTCGTCGTGGGCCGCCGACGGCGAAAGCATCGAGTACAAGGTCAAGACGTGGGACGCCGCCGCTGCTGGCCCGTATGGCTCCGGCCTGACGGTTAACGGTGCGACCGCGACACCGCCGACGATCACGGCCCCGGCAACGTCCGCCGTCCTCGCGTCATCTTCGGAAGATGTCTCATGGACGGTGGCAGCACAGGCCGCCTACCAAGTCCGCGTTCTGTCATCGGTCGACGCCGAGCTGTATACGACCGGCAAGGTCACGGGCGCGGTCACGGAGGTGACGCTCGGCTACGTCTTTACTGACGGGCAGACCGGCCTTAAGATTGAACTGACGACCTGGAACGCCAGCGACGTCCCCGGCGTCGATACGAACACCGGCATTTCCGTCAGCTTCACGCCACCGGCCACGCCTGTCCTCACCGTCTCGGCCAACGCTGCCGGATATATTTCGGTGGCGATAGCGGACCCGACCCCGACCGGATCGCAGCCGACCGTCGTTACGCACGACATTTACGTGCGGGTTGCCGCTGGCGGCAGGCAGTCAGGTCAGCGAACCGTCAATGACGACGGTATCCGAATCTCAACGGGCACAGTCCCGACGAACGGCACCTACCTCGACTACGCCGCGGCTTCTGGCGTAGCGTTCGAGTACAGGACGCTGGCCGTAGCGGGCGGAGCCACGGCCTACTCGGCCTGGACGTGACCCGATGCGGATGATCGCGACGGGGAGCGGGCCGGGGACCGGCTGGGTCACTACCGGCCCCGGCATCCAACGCAACGCCACAGCGGGCAACGTAGACGCACGAGGATCGTACTACCGGTTCGCGTCCGAGCAGGATTACGCACCGCCCTACGTCTGGTCTGGCTCCGTCCGCACCATCTCGCTGATGTCGCCGCCCGTATTCGAGGACGGCACGCCGGCGCACTATCGGCCGGGGCTCGTCTTCCATCCGATGTACGGGTCGAGCACGACGCCGGCCGCCGGCAACGACGAGAACGTACTGATCGGCCTCGGCACATACGACCGGCCCGCCGGCCATGTCGGGATCTCGGCGGAGCTGAGGATGGAGCGGCCGTCAAAACCGTACGGTTCGCGGTCCGGTTATGCCCGTAAGCATGTCCGCGGTGTTACGCCGTCGCCGTTCTTCGATGGCGAATGGCACGACTTCGAGGTCACCGTCCACAGCCACGATCACTACACGCTCACATGGGATGGCGTCGTGTTGGCCGACGTGCTCGAGAACTCGCCGGCCACGATGGCGGGGCGCAACCGGGTCGGGCTGCGCTGCGACTTCACCGACATTGAAATCAAAGACTTCAAGGTCACGACCGAACAGGGGGCCGCCACTATGTCAACGGTTCACCCTCGCGAAGACTGGCAGGATCCGGCGCGACCGGTCGCCGGCCCAGCGGTAAAGAGTGTCGGCGGTGCGTGGGTCATCCACTATCCCGGCGGCGGCAGTTTCGAGCCGCTCACCGACGATCAGGTCGCCAAGTATCTTCGCGGCATCCAGGCCAGCTACCTCGACGGCCGCGGCTACTCGATCGGATACAGCTTCGGCGTCGCCCAATCCGGCAGCACCTGGGAACTCCGAGGCAACGACATCAACCCAGCGTCGAACCCTGGCCGCAAGCTCAACGCCGGCAACTTCAACGACGTGTCACGCTCCATCTTCGTCATGGTCGGCAACGACAACGAAGCCAGCCCCGAAGCGGTTGCAACCATCAACGCGATCATCGCAACCCGCCCCGGTTGGCCCGTCGTCACGCACGGAGACGTCGACTATACGGCGTGCTGTGGTACAGGGCTCATCGCCCAGGTCCGCGCCGGCACCATCGGTCAGCAGGTCGCACCCCCAAAGACATCTCAACCCGACATCACACCAATGACAGACGAGGACGACATGCTCAACGCAACATCACTATGGCGGCCCGAGGGGTACGCCAACATCTTCGCTGTCACACCGGACGGCGCCCGGCACCTCGGCGGCGAAACATTCAACGACCTGACCCGCAGACTCAACGCCGCAGGGCAAAGCTCGGCGGTCATCGTCTCAGGCCACAAGCAGGAACTTAAAAGTGTGTTGGCTCTCGCCGGACTCACGACCGCCGACCTGATTAAGACCATCTGACATGTGGTCGCTCATCGCATCCGCGGCCACCGATAACCAGTCGTCGATAGCGATCTACGGCGCGTTCTCGTTGCTGACCGTCGTCGTCTCCACCGCCGGCCTTGTCATCGTGCAGAGAATGAAACGGTCCAACACTGTCGACCACGGCCAAGTCATCTCCGAACTGAAACTGTTGACCGTCGGCCAAGAACAACTGTCAAACATCGTTGTACGACATATCGAACACGACCACAACCAAAGGGGAACCAATGAACATCATCGCCGCACTGCGTAACGAAGCCCGAATGATCTGGTCACTAGCTGACGACGGCACCAAAGCCGCGATCCGCACCGCCTACCAGAACGTACAAGCCGCAGTCGCCATCGCACTGTTCGCTGCCGCATCATCCGTTGTTGCTTGGGCATCAGGTGCCGACGTTGACCTGCTCGACACGATCGCTGTCGGCCGCACCGCTATCGGTGTCGCCGCGCTCGCCGCGATCGCATCGTTGAAGGCCTACTACATGAACCGTGGAGACAAGGGCGCACGCTACGACAACTGAGAGACACCACCGAACACCCGAAACCGTGAAGGCAACCAAAGGGGAAACATGGGATTAGCAGACGCAATCAACGAAACACGCAACACACCCGCCAAACGGCTCAAGGTGGACGTCATGCTCGAACAGATGGACGCAGACGACGCCGCAGCGCTCGACGTCGCGCTCCGCGACCTGACGCTGACCGCCGGCAAACTGTCCGAAGCGCTCCGCCGCAACGGCACGCCTATCACCGAAAACCCAATCCAAGAATGGCGGCGCCGGAATCTGGAGGTTGCAGCATGAGTTTACGAGACGCACTCAAAGCTGGCGATGACAAGCGCGTTGGCAACAAACTCATCATGGACATGGCCGAAGGTCTAATTGCCCGCGGCATCGACGCATCCGAACTCGGCAGACTCGCCAGCCTTAAAGTCAACTCTTCGGAGTGGAACAGTCTGACAAAAGACGCCGACGGCGAAGCACACCTACACGACCTCCGCGGCATCAAGCTGTCAGCCGAATGGTTCACTGAGCCCGAATGGCCGGTAGTCCAGCAGGCGAAGCCGATCAAGTACGTCCCGGCCAAGACGCGAAGTGTAAACGGCGCGAAACATACCGTCATCTTCCCTGACCAACAGTACGGGATACGACGCATCGACGGCGAATTGATCCCATGTCACGACCGCGAAGCCATCACCGCATCGCTTGCCGTCGCGAAGGCCATCAAGCCCGACCGGATCACCAACCTCGGGGACCTCATCGACCTGCCAGAATGGTCGCTCAAGTTCACACAAACACCCGAACTACAAGAGACAACCCAACCAGCAGTCGATGAGGCGTACCGGGATCTGACCCGTCAGCGTGAGATTTGCGACGACATCGACATCCTCGAGGGCAACCACGACGACAGGCTTGCTATCGCCGTCACCACGAACGCCCAGGCGGCGCTCAGGTTGCGTCAGGCCAACACGACACCGGACACGTGGCCCGTGTTGTCTCTGCCCCACCTGCTGCGTCTGGACGAACTCGGGATCACCTATCACGACGGCTACCCGGCGAACCGTACGAAGATCGCGAACGGCACCGACGAGCAGACGCCGCTCTACGCCGTGCACGGCGAGGCGCTCGACATGATGAAGCTCGCTAAGCAGTCGCGGCAGTCCTACATTCAGGGCCATATCCATCGGCGCGCGTCGTTCACTGAGACGTTTGAGATTGACGGTCGGCCAACGATGGTGACTGCGATGACACCGGGCTGTCTCTGCCGGATTGACGGTGCGGTGCCTTCCACGAAGTCGGCTAAGACACGTAAGCGGCCGCTGACCCGTTGGGAGAACTGGCAGCAAGGTATGGCGGTTATCACTGAATGGGATGATGGTGATTGGGCTGCAGAGATCATCCCGATTCACCGTGGTCGCGCCTTGTATCGCGGCAAGACGTTCGATGCGGCATGAGGTACACACTCGTCTTCGCTGCCGGTGCCGTGTCCGGTGCTGTTGCTGTGATGGTCGTCGACATGGTCGAAATGTTGATCCAAATGTTCAGCGACGATGACATGATGTAGCTATAACCCTTCGTTGCCGTTCGGTGGCGAAGGGTTATAGCCGACACAGATCGAGTAAGCCGGGGTCTCCCCAGGTGCGGCCAAGGTCGTTGCCCCGGCGCACGTCACTGACGTGTCCTTTGCAACGCCGGCAACGGTATATGTGGCCTACTCGGGCGAGGTGAGGTACGGCGTCGGGCAGACGTGTCCGGCGCCCTCACTGAAACAAGATCCCCGCTACCACGGGGTAGATCGACGCATCGGCTCGCGCCTCCCCCTGCGAGCCGATGCGTCTTTCGTCGTTTTCAGGCAGCTTGCTGGTCGTTCCAAAACGCAGGTGTCGCTAGTGGCTTAATCAGTGGCCAGATGCGACAGGCGTGATCCTTGCCGTCAAGCATGGCGAACACGACGCCAGGGTGATCGCATGTCTTGATGATCTCAGCCAACTGTCGACGCTCGCCGCCAGCTGGCAGGGACTTAAACACCAAGCAGGCCCCATCCTCGATCAAGGTGAACTGTTCCATGATGTCGGCAACAGTCGCGTGCACCCAGTCGTAGAACTCATCCGGCACCGTTTCCAGTAGTTCTGTGAGTGGGTGCCCGTTGCTCAGCAGCTCCCAGATCGTACGCGTGTTAACACCGGTCAGCAGTTTGTGCAGTCGCACGTAGTTCGGGAACTTGGCCTTAGCTCGCGTTCCGTTCGGCCAGCGCAGCACGTACCCCTCGGCGTTCGGTTCGTCCATCCCCGCAATGTCGGCAAGCGTGAGATGGTGCTGGGCTGCCGACGACCCCGGCCAACCAAGCGCACCGCAGTCAACACCGGTTTCAATGTCGATGCAGGTGAGTAGGACCAACTCGGCGCGCTCGCCGTACTCAACAACGATTCTGTTCTCTGGGTAGATGATTTCAAAGAGCGGCGTCGTGCCGTCAATGAGCATTGACTGAAGCCAACTGGCGCACCTGGGGTTTGATTCCAGCCACCCCATTGCCCATATCGCCTGCTCTGATGTGAACGAACCGCGAGTCGAGATAGCGGGGTCGCCCTCCGGCGTCAGGTAGCCAATACCAAGAGAGCCGTCCAGCTTCTCATCAACGACCGGGACACCGTCAGGGATGGTCGCGAGCTGTTCAAGGTTGAAGAACTTTCGGAACGGCCGAGCGACGACGTCCCCGCTCGTCGTGGTGATGAGTCCGCGCGATATCAGCGTGGCGTCGTTCCACTCATTGTCATACTGGGCGCGCTGCGCGTAGTTATGGATGAACAGTCGACCAGTTTCATCGGTCTTGCGGTGCACGAAGCCCTCATCAATCATGCGTTCCATCAATTCAAGGTCGACAATGTCGCCTAAGTGGGTTACTGTCTTGCTCATTGGCTCAATTCCTTCTCTCGTAGGTCTGTGACCAGGGACTATTCACACAGGGCCGTCTAAGGCGTTCAAACCGGCACCGTGGGCACTGATGGCAGGCGTTTCCAACCCTAAAGCACGATCAGACGCCGAACCAATCAACTTGCGGCCCTCCGGTGTCGCATGAACGTAAATCATCGTCGTCGCCAACTGGGCATGACCCAACTGATCCTTGACCACGGCGAGCGGGACACCAGAGTCCGCGGCCATCGTCGCATACCAGTGGCGAAGATCGTGAATACCGATCGTGTCGAGGCCGTGCAGCTTACGGAACCGCGACCACGTGACGTTCAACGACCCCGGCGACCTCGGCACACCGCCACCAGCATCAGCACGCCAGTTCGGGAACACCCACTGCGACGACCCGTTAGCATTAACGTAGACCCACTGCTCGATCAGGACGGCGTTACCGGTCGCGCCAAGCTCAACCTCACGCGTCCGTTTACCCTTCGTCTCCTTGATCGTCATAGCCTTACCCGCAGGCTGTACTACCGAATGGCGTATGACCATCACGGCAGCATCCCGATCCCAGTCAGCCCACTTCAAACCGACGACCTCGCCACGGCGTACACCTGTCGACAAGATTAGTTCGATACAACGCGACCATTCGGCACGCATCCGGCTCGAGCTGGCGGTCACGCCTCTACCGTCAGTATCGGTGCCGGCGCGCAGTAGCTCGCGTATCCGTCTGATGTCGTCGTCGGATGGTGGTGTGATCTCGGCCGGCACATGGATCGACGGTGTGGCTTGACGGGTAGCGACCCTCGGCAAATCCTGTTTATGGTTGCCGTACATGAGCACCATCCGTAGATGTTTGGCGGCGTTCGCAACTGTCGCTTTCGTTGCTCCTGCCGCCAACAGCTCGTCGTAGTAGTCGTCAATCATTTGGCCTGTCAATGATGCCGCTTGAATCTTTCCGAAACGAGCCGTCAAACGCTTCGCCCAATGCTCGTAGCCGTAGATGGTGGTCGGGCTTCGTTCCTGGCGCATCTTGGCCCGCAGCCAGTCATCGACGAGCTTGCCGACCGTGCCCTGCCCGAGCACGCCGGTTGTCAGGTCGGCTTCAAGCTCTTTGGCGACACCCGGAGCTTTACGTCGCGCTGCTGTCAGGTTGTTGGCCTCAAAGTTCCGTGACCGTTGCACCCGCTTGCCTCGCACTTGGGGCATCTCCATACGGACACGCCACTTGGGGCCCTTGATGTGCTGCAACTTCCAGGGCGTCGTCATTCGGGCTTCACGGGGTAGGCGACTCCGCCAGGGACGAGCGTGCCAGCAACGGTATGGAGAACGTGCGTGTCTACGACGAAGCCGCACAGCCTCAACCTGGTGAGGTTTGGCCCGAGCGTCGTCCTCATATCGAAGCAGTTGTCAGGAATATCACGAGACTTTGACGAGTCCACGACTGCAACGGGTGCCCCGAGCGCAAGCCGACCGTGCACCGTGCGTAGGAGCCTGTGATTCAGTTCGGCACCGATGACGAGCGTCTGGTCGCTGACGATCTCCACGATAGGCGGATAGCCGAGGCCGTTGCAGTGTTCGCAATGTTCCGTGCTGTCGCCTGGTTGCATCCCGACCCATCCGCCATAGCACGAATCCTGATCGCATTTCACCCAGCCTGCCAGCCATGTGATCGACGGCATCTCGTTGGGTAGCAGCCATTTGCTGTCTGCCGGGAACATCTTTCGGGCCACAGCTTCCGGTAACACAACCTGCTGGACCCGCCGTTCTGTCGTCGTCATTGCTCGCTCGTTTCCGTAGGATGTTCTCGGTAGTGCATTCCGTGTCACACTCGGTGACATGGCCTAAATCGGCCGGACTTGAAAATCGGTTGTTACACCAGGTCAGTATACACAAAGCGCCTCTCTAGCTCAATGGTAGAGCAGTGGACTTTTAATCCATCTCGGGCTAGATGTGAGCGAATGTCAGCGTAGGCGTAAGGCTGTGAGCAGGTGTTATGCAGAAGGCTTATGAGTTTCCCCTTGTAATCGGGTCGATTTCCGTGACATTTTCCGTGACATGGTGAGAGTTCGCACTTGCGTACTACACCACGCAGACGGCTCGTTCATGTAGCGTCCTTCCGGTTTGGTGCTTGGAGGGTGCCGACACAGACCTGATCGATCACGTCACGGATGCCAGCCTCCGCCGGCCAGTCGTTCGTGAGGTCGTTGGCGTAACGGTAGACCGCACGCTTCGTGGCCTCAGCGATCTCGGCAGCGAACAACTCGGCCGCATCAGCGCGCCCCGTCACCGCTATCAACGCCTGCTCGGCCTCTTCGAGTTTCACGATTGAGTCAAATGCTCTGGCGGCTCCCGGCACCACGGCGCACAGAGGCACCGGCCACGCCGCGCTCAGGTTGAGCGCCGCCAGCCGAAACGGTAGACGCTTGGCGTTCTCGTCCGTCCCTGTCAGGCCGGCAATCGTTACCGATCTTCTGCTTGTCGGTTGCTGGTCGCTCATGGTTCCCTCTTCCGGTACTTGCGTGGCATTATGCCGCCCGGTGACTCGGTGACGACGGTAGTAACCACGCCATCGATCTCCGTGGTCGTCGTGACTGTGCCGTCAGGGTCCGTGCGTTTCGTCCTGTGATTCCACGGGCCACCCTCAACCCAATCCCACTCGATGCTGGCCACGCCCACACCCCATCTACTTGTCGGTTGCTGGTCGCTCATGCCGTCACCTCGGCTGGTGTGGCGTACGTGGCGCAAGAGGTGAAGCCGGACTGGCCGGGCGTCTTTGATACGTGGTGCCATACGATCGTCCATCTCGGCAGGTAGATCCCTTCGCCGCAGTGCTTGCACAACGTGGCGGGCTTCGTGAGGCGCTGCCATTTGGCACTTGCTGTGCCGTAGCTCAGTGACCCGTACTCGTTGACCATCGCGAAACGGTCGGGATTGACCGGGCTGACACCAACAAAATATTCGGCGTCAGGATCGGGCCATTCAGCAACGGCGATCAGGTCGCCGTTCACCATCTCATCGACGGTGACGGGTGTACGTGTCATGGCGGTCATGTCGTCCCCTTCTCTGTCATTTTCGTACCCTTTTTGGTACTGTTTCGGCTTCGGGTTTTGACGTCCCGCTGATAGTTGCGCTCAGCCACCAGGCAAGCGGCACAGACCGGCTCACCGTTGCGTCGATGCCGAACCGCTGCCGAACGCGTTCCGCACGGCTGCAACACTCGAGGCAGACCACCACGGAGGCGGGCCCGGTACTCGCGGGCCCGCTTGGCCTCGGCCTCCGTCACGCTGCCTCATAGAACATCGGAGCGCCGTCGCAATCGCTGTCTGACTCAATGAACCCGTAGGCACAGTCGTCGTCACCCTCGACCAACACGCCGCCATGAGTGACGCAATACTCCATCCCCTCAACCTCGGTCATGCCGGGCGCCGAGCAAATGACGACATCACCGGGAAGGAGTTGGACCTCACTGAGTATCGGACGTAAACGTGCGAATCATCCCCACCGCTCGGCTCCGCCATCTCAAGCGCTGAGGCGATGGCTGCGGCGACTCGCTTGTTGAAAGCGTCCGGCAGCGGCTGGCGCTTGCTCGGAACGCAATCAAAATCAACTATCAGCTCCCCATCAATGAGGAGCTGATAGTTTGACTTGACGCTCACTTACCCCACCCGGTCATCAGGCGCACGTGATCGGCTGCCCAGGTCTCGGTCATCGACCGGATCGAGAAGGCTGCGGAGTGTCCGCATCCGTGGCACGTGGCCTTGAAGCCGTCGAGCGCTCCATCTTCCGTGGCTGGCGAGGCCGCGACCGTGGTCTTGGTTGCGAGGGTGTGGGCCATGATGGCCTCCTTGGCCGTTTGGCCGGTAGCGGGGAGCGGGGTTGCTTCCATGTAGGTAACTGTAAACACATACCGTCACAGTGTCAAGCACATTTATCGTCGCCAGCGAAAACAAATCTGAAATTACCTCTTGCGCTGCCCGTAACAAAAGATTACGTTACGTGACATGCAGTTGAACCGTGAAGCGCTCAAGGCGATTCGGAAACGGTCAAACATCAGCCAAACGGCGTTCGCCGCAACCGCTGGGATTGACCGCCCGACATACGCCCACATCGAAGCCGGACGCCGCCAAGCGACCGACTCCCAAATCATTGCCATAGCGGGGGCGCTCGTCGTTCCGCTCGCAGCGGTCGCTACCACCGTCGAGGTGGCGGCGTGATCGTCATTCTTCTCCGCCTTCGTCTCAAGGCGTTCACCCGATGAGCGCCATGACACGCACACCCGTCACCGTCGATGAGATGGTCAACGGCGACCTGATCGCACATAGTGACTGGGCCGACGATATGGCCGTGACGTTCATCGGGCGCATCCCGGCTGACCGTAGCTTCGTCACACTCCTACGCAACGGTAATCCTGCCATCCGCTACGACAATGGCAACTGGCGGCGTCTCACGAAGCCCGCCACGTTGTGTGAGTGCGGCCTGGCGATCGTTGAGTCAGATGCTGGGTGGCTGCATGAGGCCAGCGGCATGATCGTTTGCGTATCCCGTAGGGCCACACCAGCCGAGGTGACGGCATGAACGACTCCGACATCATGGGCATCAAGGCGGCATCGAGACTGCTGCGCCGAGATCCCAAAACTGTCTACCGGATGGTTGCAGACGGCGACATTCCGACCCTTCAACACCGGACCGAAAACGACAAAGTCCAGTTTTCCCGCACCGCCATCGAAGCGTTCAACCGTCGCCGTGGCGAACTCGCAGCCGAAGCCGACGCAGAACGGCGCGCATCGTGAGCGCCCGCACTGATGCCGCCTGGGAGCTGTGGCTCGCCAACCGTCTCGCCGTCCAAGCGTTACGGCGTGCCGACCGTGCCGGCCTGACCGGACGCGACCGGACACCGAAGACCGGCCCGAACGGTGAAGACCTCGTGCACGGACTCGCAACCTACAACAAGCACCGTTGCAGCTGCGACGACTGCCGGGGCCCAAAGAACGCCTACATGGCCCAGTGGCGAGCAGAGCAACGCCTAGCCGATCGTGAGGCAGCAGCATGAACAAGCATCAGCGTGACGCACTGATCGCCGCACTCCAAGTGCCGCCGAATGAGGGCGGCTACAAGAAAGGCAAGTACACGCTTGTTGAGGAAGGGCTCCACGGTAAACCTGACCGTTTCTGTTGTCTCGGTGTTGCCTGCGACATCTTCGGACTTTGGGAGAAGGACGGCTACGACCAGCCCGAAGGCCTCAACCCGAAGCAAATGCGGACGCTAGGAATGTCAATCTCAGAGCACGACCTACTCGCCAAGACCAACGACAGGAGCGACACGTTCGGCCCGGTCATCGCAGCATTGCGGGGCATGTGATGAGCGGCACCGACGCACGCCGCCAATGCCCCTGTGGTCGCTGCCAGACAACAACCCCCCGTCGAGCCGACATTGTTGCAGTTCTTGCACTAGGTGCAACAGGTGCAGCGTGGATCGTTACGTCAACAGGTGGCTGGGGCTCACTGCTCGGCATCGGCTTCCTTGTTGCTTCCGCCGTGTACGGGCTCGTTTACGTCGGAGACGGCAGCGAATGAACTGCTCCGTGTGCCGCAACTGTCGCGAACTGATTTATCTCCCGGCATGGACCTCGCACGTCTGGCATCACACCTCCCACGGTGACGCCGCATGCCGACGAACCATGTTTGCCGAGCCCGACGAATACACCGGCCCCCGCTGCGTCTCCTGCTGGGAGCCGACCGCCTACCCCTACAAGGGGCTTTGTACCGCCTGCAACACCCGCACACCACAACCCGCAACCGAAAGGCCAACACCATGACAATCACCAACCCTCTCCGCCTCGCTGTCGGATCTCACGAAGCCGGTAGCGGCAAAGGATGCGCGATGAACGTAATCAGCTGGGAAAACGGGGACACGAAGATCACCGACTTCCCCGACTGCTCTGATCAGCTGTTGACCCGCATTGTGCAACGTGTCAACGACACAATTTGCAACCATCGTGACGGTGATCTGTTGTGCGCTCCGTGCTCGCTGATTGTCCTCAAGTTGGGGCATCGCACGGTCGGTACCGGGACGGTCGATCTGACCGATCTTGAACGTCGCACGATTTTGGTGAGGATTGCTGCCGACCAGGCGCGGCAGGTGCAGCATTTAAACGCTGACCTGAGGGTTGATGCGGCAATCTTGGCTGCTGAGGCATGGGCTGATAATCCAACCGAAGAGAACGGCAACGCCGCCGCCAAAGCCAACGTCGCCGCCAACGTCGCCGCCTACGCCGCCGCCTACGCCGCCGCCTACGACG